AGGCATGGTTACATGCAACCGGCCAACACGCAGCAAAGACTTGCAAACCAAACCCAAACCCGCTACAGTCCCCACTAACTCGTGACCTGTGCGCCTCCCGAAAGGTAGAAGACGCATGACACACCCCGCCTACGCCGTCCCATGTCCACGCTGCGGCGAACCACAGCGGATGATAGACATCACTTCATTCGGTGACCCAGAACCCAGAATGATCGCAGTCGGATGCCCATGCCCGAAGCCCGCCTGCCCATTCTGTCGAACATTGCTCGATCAGATGAACCGATGCCAAAGCGCAGACTGCTTCATGTGGATGACGATCATCCCGATACCCGAGATGATCTCGTGACACACCCAGTACACGGCCCACGCTTCAAACGACTAGCCAAACTCGTACGAGCAACAGCCAACACCAACCCACACACCCAATGCTGGCGCTGCGGACTACGACTCGACCAACACACACCACACCACAACGGACGCCCACCCTTCTGGACAGCAGGACACCTACGTGACAGCCAACCAGACACCACACTCACCATCCACGACCTCGCCCCCGAAGCCTCAACGTGCCAATTCAAAGCAGGCGCAACGTACGGCAACAGACAACGAGTCGAACCATGCAGCAAAGAGTGGCGTTGAGTTTTTAGGAACTGACGGGCCGCTCAGAACGTCGCCCAACTTTCGCATCATGAACGGGTCTGGGAGTTTGAGAGGTTGTCATGGCTGGTACTGGTCCGAAGCCGAAAGAAGACCGGGTCCGGCGCACAAAGCCCGCCCGCGGTGAGCCGACGGTATCTCCCGTGTCCGCATGGCTCGGTGAAGTCCCCGCTCCGCCTGACGGCTTGATGCCAGCCTCGATCGAGGCGTGGTCGACGTGGTTCGCCGCCTGGTTCGCTGCATTCTGGAAGCCGAGTGATTTGCCGGCGTTGCGTCAGATGGTGCGTTTGTATGACCAGGTGGAGCGTGGCGAGTTTCAACGGGCGACCGAGTTGCGGTTGTTGATGGACACGTATGGTGTGACGCCGAAGGGTCAGCAGGATCGGCGGTGGAAGCCGCCGACGGGTGAGGTCGCAGCTTCGTCTACGGGTTCGTCGTACGGTCACCTGCGTGCGGTCTGATGCCGTGGAAGCCACAGCACCCTGATGACTTCCCGTCGCTGGGTTGGGAGATCCTGGATTGGTGTGCCGAGTTCCTGCCATCACCGCGCGATCCGTCGTCGAAGCTGCTGTTCACGGATGAGCAGGCGATGCAGATCGTTGAGTGGTTCCGTCTCGATCCGTTGGGCCGTCTCGTGTATCGGCGTGGCTATTCGCGTCGTTCGAAGGGTTGGGGTAAGTCGCCGGTCGAGGCAGCGAAGGCGATCGCCGAGTTCGCCGGCCCAGTCCGGTTTGGTGGCTGGAATGCTGCTGGGCAACCGGTGGGGATGCCGTGGGGCACGAAGGACGCACCTCGAGCGTGGGTGCAGATCGGTGCCATCTCCGAAGATCAGACAGACAACACATGGTCTGTGATTCATTACTTGCTCACCGAGAATGATGGTCGCGCTGCTGATGCGTTGAAGATCGACGCCGGTCTGACTCGTTGCTTTCTGCCGGGCCAACCGGGTGCGAAGATGGAGCCGGTTACGTCGGCCGCTGGTAGCAGGGAGGGGCAGCCGATCACGTACGGGGTGATCGACGAGTCGCATCTGATGGTTGCTGCGAATGGTGGCGTGAAGTTGGCGAAGGTCATCCGTCGCAATGTGGCGAAGATGGGCGGCCGGTCGTACGAGACGACGAACTCGTACGAGATCGGGCTCGAGTCGGTCGCCGAGACTTCGCATATGGCGGTGCTTACCGGTTCGCCCGGCATCTTCGCCGACGAGATCGAGGCACCACGTTCGATTGATGGCCGCGACGTTTCGCTCGCATCATCTGATGCCGATCTGTTGGCGGCGTTGAGTGTCGCCTATGGGAAGTCGTGGTGGGTTGACAAGGAACGTCTGATTCGAGACATTCGTGACCCGTCGAACGAGTGGACCGACTCGGCCCGGTTCTTTTTCAACTGGCCACAGAAACACAACGCCGATAGCGGCCCGATCAGTATCAACCGGTGGGCCGAACTCGTCGACCCCGATTCCATCGTTGCTGGCCAGTGGTCGGCCGGCATAGATGTCTCGCCCGACATGGCGTGGACGTCGATCGCTTCCGCTGGTCGTCGCGCCGACGGGCAGCTGCACGTCAACATGGTGCGTCGGCAGGCCGGCACGGCATGGGTCATCCCGTTCTGTAAGACCAAGGCCTCTGAGCTTGGTGTGACCTTCCGCATCGCCGCGACCGGCCCTGGTGGATTCCTGATCGCCCAGTTTGAGGAAGCCGGTATCCCTGTCGAGGCCGTGAGTGCTCAAGAGGTCACGGCTAACTGTGGTCGTCTCATCTCTGCGGCGACCGAGGGCACCATCCATTCGCTTGGCGGTAACGAGATCCCTGCGGCGTTGTCCAATGCGACGATTACGCAAGGGTCGCAGGGTACGCAGTCGTGGTCGCGTGTGAAGTCGTCGGGGGACATTTCAGCGCTTGTGGCGGCGACGATCGCTGTTGGCGGTGTTGGAGAGTCAAAGGTCGATCTACGAATCTGGTGAGGTGTGCCGTGGATGACCTGATGTTGATCGTCGGTGCGCTCATTGTTGCCGTTGGGGTCGGCTTGATGTTTCTTCCGTTGGGAGTCGTTGTGCTGGGTGCGTTCGTTGTCGCTGGGGGCTATTTCAAGGCCAAGGCCGCTGCAGCGAAGCGACCGGACGCATGAGCATCTTTGTTAGAGAGAAGCGTCAAGTAACCGGGTTCCTTACAGAATCACAGATGTTGTTCGCCGCCCGTCGCGGTTACACATCGAATGGGACAGGTGTGAGTTCCGATGCCGCTATGCGGCACATGGCTGTGTGGCGGTGCAAGCACTTGCTTGCCGACCTGGTTTCCGGGTTGCCGATGGATCAGTTCCGTGGTGCCCACGGTGGCGAACGGAAACGGATGCCTCAATCCGAGTTCGTGCGTACCCCGTCCGATCTGATCGAGCAGGACGAGTGGTGTTATTCGATGATGTTGTCGGCGTTGGATTGCGGCAATGGGTACGCGTTCGTCACCAAGTTTGGTTCTGATGGGTTGGCCCGTCGTGCCGAGGTAGTGCCACCGGAAGAGATGACGGTGCGCCAGGACGGGTTCCTGGCTCCGCCGTCGTACAAGATTTGTGGCAAACCGGTCGACACTGACAAGGTGTTGCACCTGCGGGCGTTCGGTCCGAAGCCGGGCACGGTGATGGGGATGTCGCCGATTCAGGCGATGGGTCCGACGGTCGCTCTCGGGTTGGCGGTCCGCGAGTTTGGTTCGTCGTGGTATGCGGGTGGAGGCCATCCAACGTCGCTGCTATCCACGGCCGCGGACATCTCCGACGGTCAGGCGAACGACGCGAAGGAAAAGTTTCGTACAGCGACAACCGGCGATCATGTCGCCGTCCTTGGCAACGGATGGCAGTTGCAGGCAGTACAGCAACACCCGTCCGACGCTCTGTTCTTGAACGCGACGAACGCGACGACCATCGACATTTGCGGCTACTACGGGGTGCCCCCCGAGTTTCTGGGTTACGCCAATTCCGGGTCAGGGTCGGTCACCTATGCTAACCGTGAGCAACGGATCCTTGACCTGTTGACAATGACTGTCGGGTGGTGGGTTGGGCGTATCGAACGTCTCATCTCTCGCCAAATCCCGCAGCCCCAGTTCGTAAAAAAGAACGTGGACGAGTTGTTGCGTTCCGACGCTGCGACGCGTTGGAGCATTCATAAGATCGCCGTCGAGATGGGCGCCGCGTCGAACGATGAGGTTCGACACATCGAGGACGAGGAAGCAATCCCGGATGGCAAGGGCGCCCGCTACTTGTGGCCGCCCCTCGGCGTCCGCGCCATCATCGACGATCAGGGCAACCTTGTCGGCCCAACCACTCCCGTCCCTAGCGGCGGCGAAGGTCTTGCAGGAGGTACGCCGTGAAGGGCGACATCGAACGCCGCCTCTATACGGGGCTCGACATGGAGATGCGCACCGTCACCGATTCGACTGTCGCTTTCCGAGGGTACGCCACCGTTTATGACGAGCCGTACGAGATGCTCGGCGGCCCCGATAAGGGCGGTTGGATGGAAACGGTCGCCGGCGGCGCAGCTGCACGAACGTTAAACACGAAGCCGTCGGTAATGCTTCTTGTCAACCACGACGGACTTCCACTGGCTCGCACCAAGTCGGGCACGATGACCCTCGAAGAGGACTCGCGTGGACTGATCGCCGACGCACCCAAATTGGACCTCCGCAACCCGAAGGTCCAAGAGGTCAACTCGGCCATGTCCCGCGGCGATGTCGACGAGATGTCGTTTGCCTTCCGGGTCACCCGCCAAGAATGGAACGAAGATTTCACACAACGGATCATCCGCGAGTTCGACCTGAACGTTCGTGGTGCTGACATGTCGATCGTTACGTGGGGTGCGAACCCTGCGACGGTCGCACAAATCCGTGCCGCCGCACAAATCGACGAGCTGCGTTCAGGCGTGGCCGTTCCGACGATGTCGCTCGCCTACATGCGAGCCATCGCCACCCAAATCCGCGTCCACAACTAGACGCCCTCGCGCTCACCACTCCGACCCCGGACACCACCCCCGACCGCACGTCTGCGGCACGACTTGGTGCACCACCTCGGCCCCGGAAGCGGCAACCAAACCACCTTTGCCCTCCGTCCCGAAAGGACCGAAATGTCCACCAAGTTGGAAGATCTGCGCGCACTGCTCGCAACCAACCTTGCCGACCGTGCCACCAAAGAAGCACGCGTCGACGAACTCGTCGCTGCCGTGGAGACACGCGCCGACAAGACCCCCACCGCCGAAGAGATCGCCGAACTGAACGCTGTCCGCACTGCAGTCGTCACGCTCGACGCCGACCGCAAGACTCTTGCCGGTGAACTCGTCGCCGCCGAGGCACGCCAGGCCGCACGCGACGAAGCTGAAACGCTGGCTCTTTCGTTGCCGACTCCGCCAGTCACCACGACCGCAGGCCGCATCCAGGTTCGCAGCGAGGAGAAGGTGTACCGGCCGGGTGCCGCCACCTCATTCTTCGGTGACCTGTACGCCCGCGACATGAACCGTGGCGACGCCCGCGGCGCCGCCGAGCGGCTGTACCGCCACGAACAAGAGATGGCCGTGGAATACCGCGACATCGGCGTCGGCGCAGCTGCCGGTGCGATTCCACCGAAGTACCTCGTCGACCAGTTCGCGATTAACCTTCGAGCTGGTCGCCCGTTCCTGAACTCGCTCAACTCGCAGGCGTTGCCGCCCGACTTCGTGTCGACCGTCATCCCGCGAGGCACCGCCGGTTCGCTCGCCGGTGTCGTCCCTGAGGGCTCAGGGTTCACTGAGCAGGACATCGCGGTCACCAACGACACGCCAGTCGTTCAGTTGATCGGCGCACAGCAAGACGTGTCCCGCACGCTGTTCGAGCGTGGCGGCTATGTCGTAGACGGGGTCATCTTCCCCGACCTTGTCGCCGCCGCCGAACTGTCCTGCAACGCGACCGCTTTGAAGGGATCGAACAACACGACATCGATCCTCGGGCCGATCAACGTGTCGGGCATCACGACCGTCGCGTTCACGACCGGTTCGCCGACCGTCGCCCTGTTGTGGCCCAAGCTCGCCAACGCGATCGGGACCATCAACAACAAGCGGTTCGCCCCGGCGACATGCATCTACATGACCCCGCTCCGGTGGGCGTGGATCACCGCTGCGGTCGACACACAGAACCGTCCGCTGTTCAACTTCTCGACGAAGCTGGCAGACACGACCACGATGGGCCTCGGCACGTCGGCACTGTACGGCCAGATTGTCGGTTCGATCATGGACATCCCTGTCGTCACTGACGCCAGCCTTCCGCAGACCCTCACCGCTGGTGTCGGCACGGCAGGTACTGAGGACCTGATCCTCATCGTCCGCACCCCGGATTTCATCCTGTGGGAGGACCCGCTGATGAGGTTCACGTTCGAGCAGACCCCGTCGACCGCACCCGGCCAGGTTCGCCTCGCCGCCGGCCGATTCATCTTCGCCCACTTCGGGCGTTACCCCGTCGGCATCTCAGTCGTGAGCGGAACCGGCCTCGTGGCCCCGACCTTCTGATTCCTGATCGAGTGGCGCGGGTTTCGGCTCGCGCCACTCAACCAACCCGCCGCTAGCCCCTCGGGCTTCGGAGAAAGAAGCATCCAATGACCCGCAAAGTCGAACCCCGTAACTCCGACCATCTGCGTCAGGGTTCACCGCTGAACGCCACGTTCGCCGAGTCGATCCCCCGTTGGGCAGTCGCCGCTGACAACGCCATCTCTGCGACCGGTGTCGCACTGGCAATCGGTGTTCCGTTGCAGAACGGCGACACTGTGTCGAACATCACGTTCGTCACCGGCGCGACCGCCGCCGGTACACCGACCGCCGGTTTCGCTGCCCTGTACTCGCCCGCTGGCGTATTGCTCGGTCAGACCGCCGACTTCGGTTCCACCGCCCGCGCTGCGAACACCGCCTACACGGTGCCCCTGGTGACCGCCCAGGCGATCACCAGCCCCGGCGTGTACTACGTGTCGATCAGCTTCACCGCCACCACCGTCCCTACGTTGCGTGGCGCCACCGTCGGTAACGCCGTTGTCGCTGGTGCCATCGGCATCGCAAGCCCGTCCACTCCGAAGATCCTCGCACAATCCCACGGTTCCGCCGTCGGCGCGGTCGCCCCAGCGACGATTGCTTCGCCGACGACCGTTGCGACGATCCCGTACGTGGTCTGCACCTGATGCGCGTGCCGTCGGCTGTCGAAACGTCCGTGCCCGTTCCAGCCCATGAAGGGCGACCGACACAAGACGTCGAGCCATCAACGCTCGAGACGGCCGACGGCAAGCCAACCAAGAAACCGGCATCCAAGCCAAGGAGGTAGTCGGCGATGTCTACCCGCTACCTGACGGTATCCACCCTCAAGACATACATGCGGTCGGAACTCCAAGCCGACGACGCACCCTACGAGGCGGCGATCAACGCCGCCGAACTATGGATCGACAACAAAACCGGACGACGATTCGAGGTCGCTGGCGCCAGCACGGCACGGGTGTTCTCTGTTCGCCGCGCTTCGCCCGTGCTGTATATCAATGACTGCACCACCATCACGTCCGTCGTCGAGAACGGGACGACCCTGGTAGCGAACACCGACTACACCGCCGAGCCGCTCAACAATCTCTCCAGCGCCGGCGAGCCCTGGCCGTACTTCCGGCTCGTCCGCCCTTACTCGTACTGGTATCCGACAACCTACTCAGCATCGACCAACGCCCGCGTGACGGTCACCGCCGCATGGGGCTGGGCGGCCATACCGCTTTCGATTGTGGAGGCGTGCAAGATCGTCGCCAAAGATTTCTTCGAACAACGCGACGTAGCCCACGGTCTGATCGGTGTGTCCGACAACGGGGGCGTGTCCGGCCGTACCAACAACCTCGTCAAAGACATCGTCGGCCAATACGCCCATCCGAACACGATCGGTCTTGCCTGATGGCGGTAAACGTTGAGGCGATCCACAGGGCGGTTGCCGACAAACTCCGTCGAGGGCTGGCCCGCGACACGTCGGTCAACCCGTTCCCGATCGGTGCGCCGGTGTATCCGTCGATCACCGTGTATCCGGATTCGCCGTACATCAACTATTTCGAGACGATGGGCGCCAACGGGAAGGCGTCGATCCATTTGAAGTTGAAGATCGAGGTCGATTCGGATTCTGAGTCGATGTTCATCAAGATCGCCGACTACTTGTCCGTCGGGACCGGGAACACGTCGTCGGTGACTGATGCGTTGATGGCTACGGATCACACCCTCGGCGGGCTCGTCGATGAGTGCGTGATCTTGTCGGCCGAATGGGATGCGATCAACGACCCCGATGTCGCCTGGCTCCCTGTCCAAATTCTCGTTTCCAAACAGAACGCGCAGGTGTAACCGATGGCCGCATACGTCAATACTAACGCGCTGGTGGTCGTCGGCTCGTTCGACGCGTCGGCGTCAACCGTCAAGGTTGAGACCACACCCGCAACGTGCGCGGTTGTCGATGTAACCACCGTCGCCTCAGGGGGCTTTGTGTGCCTCGCTGCGGGTCTCAAAAGCTACGGGTTGAACCTTGACGTGTTCGCCGATCACACGGCGACAGGGATCACCACAGCGTTCACTCCGCAGGCTGCGCTTGGCACCCAGTATGCGGTGACGGTCTGCCCACAGACCGGTGGCGCCTCGGTTGGTGACCCGGCGATCTTCACCCGGGGGATTCTCAACAGTTACACGCCGTGGGGCGGCCAGATCGGCGCCGCGGCCGCATCAAACATGCAGTTCACCTCTGATACTGCCGAGATCAACGGGCAGGTCGCCGCACCCCTCGCGGCCCGTACCGTCACAGCGAACGGGTCACAGGTCAACATGACCGGCCCGACAGCGACGCAGAAGGTGTGGGCGGCGATCCATGTCACCGCCCTTTCCGGTTCGGCGTCGCCGACGTTGACACCGAAGATCCAGTCGAACACTTTGACAGCGTTCGCCGGTACGACCACTGACCGGATCACGTTCACCGCGATGACCGCGACCGGCTGGCAGTTCGCCTCCACGTCGGGTGCGATCACTGACGCCTTTTGGCGTTTGCAGTGGACCATCTCGGGCACCACCCCGTCTTTCGCGTTCCTCGCCGTCGTCGGCGTACTTTGATGGTCCAGGGTTTCTAGCCAGAACGTGGCCCCGACCTAGCGCAAGAGCGCGAACAGAATCGACCCTTGCCGATCTTTACCTGACCGATGTCCACGGCGAACGCCTCGCCACAATGCTCACAGGATCGCTCCACGGCCCGACGACGCTGGCCGCCTTTCACCACTACGAGTTCTTGGTCGCCGATCAGCGCACTGCCGCCATGCCATCGTCTGTGGGCGTTGCACTGGTTGCATGACGGTACAAGGTTCGCCACGTTGTCGTTGGTTGCGTCGTGATCGAGATGATCCACGAGTAGCGCAGAGCCGTCCCGCACGCCGACGCCGACAGTCCATGTGACCTGCCGGTGACACCAATGGCACGGGTGGCTGCCCGGTCCTATTAGTTCGTAGAGCCTCAGTCGACTGAAAGCGGCGATGCCTGACGGCGGCGCTATCGGATGGGCCCTTGGCTCGTGTTAATCGATGCTTGACATCGGGTTTCTGTATGACGCGGCGGCCGTTGCAGGCGCACGCGCGGGAGCAGTAAATCCCCTTGCCGGCATTCACCTGAGCGACGAGCGCCCTGAAGGTCGCTTCGCAGGTCGGGCACGTCCGCTCGATCATCGATTTCATTCCCCCCACTATAGCAACTAGGAGCGTCTTACCATGGCTGCCTTCATTTTGACCGGCGCGACGATCGGTGCAGGCGCCGCCTGGACCGGGACCGCGCCCGGTCTCCCAGGTACTCAAACCCCGTCGGGCACTGTCACGTCGTCATCTGACCTCACAACGTATGTGTCGCAGGTTGCGATCAACCTTGCCACTACTACGCAGGTTGCGATCAACCTTGCCACTACTACGCAGGATGCGACGAACTTCGGTTCGGGCGGGTTCGTGAACATGCTCGCCGGTCTCAAGTCGGCAACTGTCGCGATGACGTTCAACCAGGATTTCGCGGCGTCGCAGATCCACTCGCTGATCAACACCACGTTGGGCGGCTTGGGCGCGACCGCGTATCTCGACATCAAGGCAACCAGCGCGGTGCGTTCGGCGACGAATCCGTCGTATGTGTTCGCTGTGATCCTCACCGAGTACCACCCCGTGATGGGGCAGGTTGGTGCGTTGGCAACGTTCGGCGTCACCTGGCCAAGTACGGGCGCCTTCATCGCGCTGACCTCGTAGT